GGCCGACGCAGACCGTGAAGATGGACGGGCAAATCCAGACCCAATATGCGCGGAAAAACTGGTCGAGCCTGATGCTTTGGAATTTGGGGCATCCCGGAACGCAACGTCTGACCGTCAAGATGGTCAACAGCTTGCCCGGCCGGGACTTGCACCGCTTCTGCTGGCTACAGGATGAAGAAATCGGCTCCCTGCCGGTCGAATGGAACTTCCTTGTCGGGCATACGACGGACGATGTCGAGCCGAAGATCGTTCACCACACCGACGGCGCGCCCTGCATGCCTGGCTATCACGACGCTCCCTATGCCGACGAATGGCACCGGGAACTGATGAGGGCGCTGGGATGACGATCTCCCAAGAGGCCGCGCAAGGACTGCTCGCCATGTGCCAGTCCGTGACGATCGAGGAAACCGCAGACCGGGTCTGGATCGTGGTCAATGGCGAGAAAATCGTCGGGCTCGAATCTGGATCGGCAAAGGCGGACAAATTGCTTTTGGTCGAGGACCAGCGCCAGGCTGCAATCATGGCGGCGACAGCCTGATGGCCCGATCCTTCCGCGTCGTGACGAGCTGCAGCCCCGCCGGCTGGGAACTTTACGGTCTCAGGATGGCGGAGACATTCTGCACCTATTGGCCGTCCACGGTGCCCCTGAGTCTCTATGCCGAGGGGTTTGCGCCGCCGCCGTGGATCAATGCAGATGTCAGGTCTTTGCCGGCGTGGCAGGAAGCATTCAAGGAGCGCCATCACGGCACGCGCGCGGCGCATGGCATGGCCGGCGGTCGCGGATACAATTTCAAGTTCGATGCGGTGAAGTTCTCGCATAAGGTCGGCGCCGTCGTCGATGTAGTCGAGCGCGCCGATTGCGATGTCCTGATCTGGATCGATGGGGATACCGTCTTCCATTCTGAGGTGACGCCGGAATTCATCGAAGGGCTGATGCCAGAAGACTGCGCTCTGGCATGGCTCGACCGGGTCGGAAATTACCCGGAATGTGGGTTTTATTGTCTCAATCTGCGCCATCACGCGCTGAAATCGCTGATCTTGCGATGGAAGGCGCTCTATACGTCGGATCAAATATTCGACCTATCCGAATGGCACGATTGCTATTCGCTGCAGCAATGCGTCGAGGCCGCCGGCGTGCCCGTGCATAGCCTGTCGGGAGAGGCGAGGAATACCAGCCACGTCGCCATAAATTCGCAGATAGGCAGTATCTTGGATCACACGAAGGGCGGGCGCAAGACGGAAGGCCGCTCGCGCGCGTCGGATCTGAAGGTGCAGCGGAAAGAGGCGTATTGGGCATGAAAACCGTTCGCGGCATCGTCCTGCCTGATTCCGATACGCACTTCGGCCCGATGATCGAGTCCGGGCCGTTATTCGAGGGCAAGGGCACGTATCAATTTGCGAAACTGCAGCGCGCGCTGGAATTCGTTAAGGGGCGATATTTCGCGATCGATATCGGCGCCCATGTCGGAACCTTCAGTCGCGTATTGGGTCGAGAATTTGCACATGTGGCGGCTTTCGAGCCGGTGCCTGAGCATTTCATCTGTGCCGAAATAAATCTGGCAGACGTCCCGTCCGTGACCATTCACAGGTGCGCGCTGGGTGATGTCGAATTGGATAGCCGGATGGATGCCGGCGGCGAAAATTCAGGGAATGCCCGCCTCACGGTAGATGGATCTATCGACGTTCAGATAAAGCGTCTCGACGACTTCGGGTATCACGCGGTCAATTTTATCAAGATCGACGTGGAGGGATATGAACTGGCCGTGCTAAAAGGCGCGCAAAACCTGATTAGCCTCTATGGTCCGGTCATCATGGTGGAACAAAAGCCGGGGCATGCTCAGCGATATGGATTCGGCGAAACCGATGCAATCCAGATGCTTCAGGATGTCTGGAATTACAAAGTCCAATGGGACATCGGCGGCGACTATTGCCTGACGCCTGGCTTTGCATAACGCCCGAAAGGGAGCTTAAAACCAGCCTGCTGATGGAGGCGTTGCACAAGGGCTGGCCTGATGCGGCAATCATTCACGGTGCGCCGCCGGATGACGGCAAACCGTTCTTCGTCTGGGGCCAGCAAATGCTCGGCTTCGATCTCCTGAAACAGTTCTACGACACCGACCGGCCATTCTGGCACATCGACAACGGCTGGATATGGTCAGCCAAAGGCAAAGCCGAGGGCTATTACCGGTTCACCTACCGCGGGCTCGTCCCGCATATGCTCGTTAATCCTCTCCCACGGCCCGTGAGCGTCGATCTGGCCCCATGGCGTCAGACCGGCAGACATGTCCTGCTTTGCCAGCCAGGGCCTTCCTTTGGGGCCGCTATCGGCCTCGACATGGGGGAATGGAACCGCACCATCCGCCGCCGGCTGTACAAGGCCACGAAACGGATGATCGTGGTCAGGGAAAAGCACGCGCGTCGGCCGCTCGCATCGGATCTGCGCAACTGCTGGGCCGTGGTGACGCATTCCAGCGGGGTTGCTGTCGATGCGGTTCTGGCAGGAATTCCAGTATTCGTCGAGCCTACATGCCCGGCGGCAGCGGTCGGTAGTTACGATCTGGCGCTGATCGAATACCCGGCCATGCCGGACCGGACGAACTGGCTGGCGTCTCTGCTTTGCCAGCAATTCACGATTGATGAAATGGCGGACGGAACAGCTTTCCGCCATCTGATGCAGGTCAAGGAGCAAGTGGACGGATGACGGCGAGCTATGATCCGACGCTGCCCACTGACCGCGACAAGGTCCGCCTGCTCATTGGCGATACGGACACGGCCTCGCCGAAATTCCAGGACTCTGAAATCGATGCCATCCTCGTCGCCCAACCGAATACCTATTATGCCTCGGCTCAACTGCTCGATTCCCTGGCCGCCAAATATGCGACAACGGTCAGCATCAACGTTGACGGATTCTCGACGTCCGGTTCGGACATCGCCAAGGCATATCGCGACATGGCCGCGCGCTATCGGGCGCAGGCCCCGCTGGCTGGCGCCGGCGGGCTGGCGGTCCCCTTCGTCGGCGGCATCTCCGTTTCCGAGATCGAGAGCATCGCATCGGACGAAGACCGAACGCCGAACGAGTTCACCCACGACATGCTTTCCAATAACCCGGATATCCCGACACGATGAGCACCGGAACCCAGCAGAGAGAAATTCTGCGGGGAACGCTGGCCACCTATGGCCGCGCGCTTACCGTCACCCGCACCGTGCCGGGAAGCTATGACGAGGACACCGGCATTGTCGTCCCTGACACGCCGACACCATACGCCGGGCGCGGGCGCGTCGGCTCCTACAAGGATTCCGCCATTGATGGGACGCTGATCTTGCGCGGCGACCGCAAGGTGACGTGGCAACCCAGTGATGCGTCCTTCATTCCGACCAAGACCGATACGATCGCATTCGATGGCGCCACCTATGCCATCATCGATATCGTCACCCGCGAGCTCGAAGGTGACTGGATCGCATATACCTTGCAGGTCCGGCGCTGATGGCCACGGAATCGTTCTCCTTGCAGATCGATAAGTTCGTCGAAAAGGCCAAGAGCCGGATGCAGGAGTTCACGACCGAGTTTATTCAAGACCTGAACGAGGAAATCGTCAGGTCGACGCCGGTGGATACGGGCTTCCTTCGCGGTTCGTGGTGGGCGCAGATCGGCTCTCCAATGGGCCCTGCCTCGGGCGCGCCGGATAAATCAGGGGCAGGGTCGGTCGCCAGAATGAACCTTGTCGCCTCTCAGATCGTCATTGGCGAGGTCTATTTCGCCTCGAACGGCGCCAATTATGCGGTGTTTGTCGAATACGGCACCTCGAAGATGGCCCCGCGCGGGTTCGTCAGGGGTGTTCTGGCCCGTGCGCCGGCCATTGCCGCCGCTGCGGCGGCTCGGGTGAGTGCCGGCTGATGACCACGCTCTATCAGGACATCCGCGCCGCGCTGCAAAAGCGGGCGGCGACGGCGGCTGTCTTTCCATCCGCCAAGGCAATCGAGGGCCTATCGTTCGTCCCGAACACGGGCACGCCTTATGCCAGGATGACGCTATTGCCGGCCATGGGTAGGGCGTTCTCCGTCTCGGCAGAAAGCAAGCAGCACGTCGGCAATTTTCAGGTCGATCTGTTCTATCCGCCGAATGTTGGAACCGGAGCCGTCGAGGTTGCCGCCGATGCGGTGAAGATAGTCTTTAACCCCGGCACCAGGCTTCACCAAGGCGGAAATATCGTCATCATCGATTGGGCAGAGCGGTCCGGCATCATCAACGCGGACCCTCAGTGGCTTCAATGCCCAATCACCGTCCGCTGGCGCTGCTTCGCCGCGTCAAACTGAAATTCGGGTGAAAGCCCGATAGGCCCTCACAAATCCGCGCCATGGGCAAGCGCGCCGGAGCGTCGTGACGACGCCCCATCCCAGCCAGTGAACGCCGTGAGGCGCACACAGAAGGAGCCCCCTTATGTCCGAAGTCCAAACCGCAGCAGGCTCGAAACTGTTCATCGGCACCACTGCCGATAACGGAGATTCCGACAGCTATACCGAAGTCGCCGAAGTCGTCAGCATCGGTGAATTCGGCCGCACCTATGACCAGATTAAGTTCTCGTCGCTCGGTGATCGCAACGTCCGCAAGTTCAAGGGACAGCGCGACGATGGCGACATCAATCTCGATCTGGGCCGCAGCGTCGGCGATGCCGGCCAGGCTGCGATGATCGTCGCCCTGGATTCGGACCACGATTACAACTTCAAGATCACACTGAATGACGACGCCGACATCACCGGATCGGTGCCGACAACGCTGATCTTCAAGGCCAAAGTCATGTCCTACACGACGAACATTGGCGGCCCCAATGACGTCGTGAAGGCAAAGGCGATGTTGGGCATCAAGTCCAACTCGATCACCGAGACCGCCGCGCATTAAGCGACGGCGCCTCACAATCCATGGAAAAGCAATGACAGAAAATATCACCGTCGAAATCGGCGGGAAAACCCTCGAATTGAAGCCCACGCTGCGCGCGGCGCGGGTTGCAAATACCGTGCGGGGTGGCTTTACGGCAGCCCTGCGCGGAATACAGGACGGCGACATGAACACCATCGTCATGGTGATTTCCGCTGGCATCGGCAAGACGAAGCCGGACGAGATCAACGACATGGAAGAAACCCTTTTCAATGAGGGGATCGATAAATTCATCGGGCCGTCTGTCCAGTTCATCGTTCGGCTGATGAACGGCGGGCGCGATCCTGCTGCTGAGGCGGACAAGGAACCCCCAAAGGGAAAGTAGGCAAGAGGCTAGGCCATACCGAATACCTCGACCATCTATTTAAGGTCGGGATGGGATGGCTTGGCCTCACCGAAGACGAAACCCTCGATACATCAATCTGGGCTCTCGAGCTCGCCTATGAGGGCAAGGTCGAGATGCTGAAACTCTGTTTCGGCGATGGCTCCGATCCTGATGCGGAGCAGACCCCCGGCACGGTCCCGGCGACAAAGAACAACGTCCTGGAAGTGTTCAGGACGCTCAAATCCAAAGCCAAAGGCAAGGCCAAATAGATGGCGGATATCGCGGCACTCAACATTGCGGTCGACACGTCGGGGCCGAAGGCGGCTACCGAAGCGCTTGACCGCATGGCCGCGTCCGCGAAACCAGCGGCCGATGCGGTATCGAGACTTGAGCAGGCATCGACCAGGTCGGCGGCCGGTATGCAGACGATTCGTGCTGCCGCAGATCAGGCGTCACAGGCTGTTGCCCGTTATGTTGATATCCAGAAGCGCATCGATGCCGTAACGGGCGTTTCAGGCGGAGGCATGGCATCCCGCGCGGCTGATATCGCGGCCTATGGCAACGAGCTGGACCGGCTCAGGGCGAAATATAATCCTCTCTTCGCCGCTGGCCAGCAATACAAGTCGACGCTGGCGGAGATCAGCACAGCATACAGAACCGGGGCTATA